AGGTCTCCAGACGAGTCAAGGCGCATCCTCTCAACTCCAGCCGTATCGACTGCAATGGTGTCTGCCCCTGGAGAGAATACCCCTGTATTTGTATCGCCTGTAAAATATAAAGATAAGTTGGCTCCTCCAGCACTCGCAGCGCCAGTTTTTAAAATAATGCCTCCATCTGTTGTTGCTACATCAAGCCAATCATCATCCGCTTCATTCCGCATGTGAATGAGATTGGCATCTGTCTCAGCCCATTTAAGGAAGGGGTAAGTCGTACTAGGAGCACTTGCACCACTCTGTTGAGAACCTAAAGCCTGTAGCTGATTATTGAGATCGGCTCGGAATGATGACCCTGACGCATTGGCGCAAACTAAATCTCCTTGGCTCATTAGTCTTTAACCTTCTTTTGATCCATATCCTACTGCCTGGTATTGGAATTGCCGAGCAATAGCAGAACCACTACTATTTTTCATCGTTATATCGAAACCAGTTGTCGTGATATTTGTGACAACATAAAAATCACCACTGGCTAAATCGAATGCGGTAATCGAAATAGAAGGTGCTTGATAAAACGCCTTTGCAAAAGTAGCTGTGTACGTACTCGTTGATGTTGTTAAAGCAAAACTCTTTTCTGTTCTGATAACCATCTCCATTGTATAACCAAGCTCATCAATCAATGGGGTTTGTTTGACATTCTCAGAGGTTAATTGAACCATAAATTGAAATGTCCGACCTGTATAAGATCCATTTCTTAATGGTATCCAAGGGCCATAAGTTACATCCGCATCTTGTTTAACAGTATCACTATTTTCAAACAAAAGCTGACTATTATCTTCGGTATGTACTTGAGTATCTAAAATCGCGCCATTACTTTGTCTAAAGTATAATTCAGCATTGGTATGATCGACAATATTTCCATCTACATCAGCCCATGAATCGACTTCTTCACGCCCATCTATTGTGTCGTCTGGATATAGACTTCTTGCATTTATATGCCTTTTTAAGTTAACAGTGAAAACCCCTCCCAAATCTTTTGTTGCTGGGAATGTGTATTGACCTTGTTTCTCAAAATCACTTATAGGATTATCTATTTTCGTCAATGCATCAAAATCTGGTACATCATCTATTTTTAATCCTGAGTCGAGAATTAACCCGTCAAAACTTTCAACATATAAACAGTTGTGTTTATCTCCTTGGAATTTTGGTGAAGTCGAGTCATTCCTTACTGTCTCTATAAGTAAAGCCGGAATCTCATTAGGAAGATTAATCACTGAAGATTTCGCATTGACACTCCTTACTCTGTTTGAATCTTCAAATTTAACTAAATATTCTCCATTCATTAAACCTAAGGTTGCCTGATTTGTTTGGGCTTTCACTCTGGCAATCTCAGTTGACTCAGTCCAGGTTCCAGTCCCGTCAGTTTTAGGGGAATGCCTGATGATTGCAACCAGTTCATTTTGATTAACTCCTTTGGTTGCTGGAACACTCCAATAAAAATTAACTTGTCTATCATTAATCGATTCAATATATGTGGACTCCGCGTCTGGAGGGACTACTTGTGTCGGCTTATCTTCTTGTTCATCCATTGAAGGAGAAGGAACAGTAAATTGCACCTCGGCCCACTTTGAGACCTGACCATCACTTCCTACAGATCTAACTGCCCCTGTAACTGTTGATTCAGGGAGTAGATTGGTGATTTGTATATCATTATTCGTAGTATTCTGCGTACTTTCCCAATTACCATCACCTACTTTATATTTGAATAAATAATGACTAACTATTGCATTGTTATTATTTGAACTCGCCCAAGAAAAGACTGCATTGTTAATAGTATTATTTCCTTGAACTATCTGTTGATTAGTGACTTTAAAATCGACTGGTTGGTTTGGTAAAGTATTCAGTTGGAAAATATTTGCATACTCTAAAGTTCCATCTCCCGTAGTCTCTGTGTATTCATAAATACTATCATTGTGTTCAACTCCGGTGATTTTATATTGACCCTTTTCTTCTCCCTCATTGATAGAAATGCATCTAAATTTCTGTTGAGTGACTGCAGAATTTTGAAAACTCCAAACAGATTGACTTTGTGGTGCTTGTGAAAAAGCGCTTGTCGTAATGACTGAAACACTTCCATCATTATTTATATTTGAGATATCTTTAGTCTCAACAGTTCCGTCAGGAAGAACACAAGTTAGCTTAGGGCTTAGAGCTTCTGGAGGGTTAGTGATGATCCGGTCAAGCGTAATGCTTGTTGTACTGGCTCCATTTGCAATCCTTCCAGACAGTTGAGACCCAGAACGCATTTCATCTGCTACTGCAAAAACTTGACCGGGCCTAACAAGTAACCCGTCTAATCCTGTCACAAAAGTAACAACTCGTGAAGATAATTCTTCAACTGCAAGAACCCATCGCCCTAACCTTCTTGCTTGCCATTTTGAAGTTGTTCCGAAAGCAATAAGCTGTTTTTTATTAAATCCATATTTAGTTATTAATTCAGGCTTTTCTACAATTACAAAATTTGGTTTACCTAAATTATCCATATCCATGTATCTCACCATCACAGAAGTCGCTCGTGTTTGAAGGCCCGAACCTTCATAATTAAAACCACCCTCAAGAACAGACGAATTTGTATAAACTGCCACGGGATCAGTTGAGATATGATCACCATCCTCATCGATGGCGCCATGATCAGCTCCAATTTGAACCGTATTAGAGGCCCAATAAGACATTCCTCTAAAAGTAGATGTTAAATCTTGAAGAACTCCATAAGCTTGTTTTGAACCGGCCATTACAACATTGAGAGAAAATCTTGCTTCTCTCGTGCCATCTGGGTTTATAACTAATTGATTTGCATATCGTGCCAAAGGATATAAATCAACCCATGAAATATTGTTTGCATTGATATGATTGCCGCATCCATATCTTTTGTTAGTTAATAAATCGTAGAAGCAAGAAACTGGGCAGGTTGTGTAATGTTCCTCCACCTCGAAATTCCCATCATCATCATCAGAACCCTTTAAAGAGCCATTAAATGGGCCGCTAAATTCCAATGAATACTCACCATCCTTACCATGTTTTCTTACGATCGCATTATGTGGAATTGCTACTTTCCTTCCCCTAATGTGATAAGCCCTGTTCGGTAAGGAAGAAAAAGTTTCAGCACCTAGAGTTAATGCGACTAATGATGTATAAGCATAATTACTTTTTGTTTTTTTAATTTCATTAATACTATTCCATATAAGTTGATTTCCTCTCCCCTGTGCAAGTGGTGTGTCTTCAGAAATATCTTCAAACTTCTTATATTTAATTTCAAAAGCATGGTCATGTCCGTAATAAGTACTACTAGGAACATTCTTCACAACTTTTATATTCCAAGGCCCTTCGCCCTCTAAATCAATTTCGCTAGAATCCCATTGATAATTGCTGACAGAGATACCTTTTAGAGACTTTTCTTGTTGTTTCTTCCAGTTTCCACCCGCAGACTGTATGTAGATCTTAATATCAATTGTAGCCCAGAACATTTGACCCTTGGCTAGACCTTCCATAGCTGTACAAAACAACTTAGGAATCGTAAATAACAGTTTTACACGGTCTACTTCGGGGTCTGTTATTGTGCGAATAACCTCCCCTTCGCCATAATCTCTACTTTTTACTTCGTTAAACTCATTTAGCACTTCACTATAATTTGACCCAACCTCAACATTTACGGTGGTATTAACAACAGTATTATCTTCTAAATAAGGAACGTTTTGTGAACGTCCACCAAGTGAGTGATCCCAGTCAACAGAATTGTCGGGGAAATTCCATCCCTCATTATCGCCTTTTCTAGCTTTATCTCTTATTGGCGTTTCATTTAGATAAATACTGTGTTCATGAGCCCCTACCAAACCATAGATAGGTCCCTCACAAAGAGCATCAACAATTTGAACCGTTGTTTCAGAATTAAGTGGCATCAGTTCACAAAGCTATTTCCATAAGCCTGAACCATTAAGTTACAACTATCTCGACTTCCACCCTTTCCAATATCTTCTTCTGTGCATCCATGATCAATAATTTCTATTTTAAATTTCTCTAAGCGATCCCCTTCTCCTGCCGTTGAATATTGAAAACGGTGTGCCCACCTGAAGTTTTGATCCGTTTCCAAGAGCCCTTGAACTGTGGCAGTAATTTGACCTACAACTGTATTAAAAGCCCCCCTCCCGTCATCCTCTACATCTATATCGTCATAAACCGAGATCTTATAAGTAATCCAACCAGGAATCTTAGTTGATTTTTTTGTAGAGACTCTTTTATATAAACCATCTGTTAAAGCAAGCACAACATCGAATTTTTTACCTTTATCTTTTTTGTCAATATTATGGGTATCTTCCCATTCTTCATCACTAAGCTCGACATGTTCCCCTGGCCTATAAGCCCTACTTGGAGTTTCACCTAAAGACCTTTTATATCTTTTGGTTCGTACTCCACTTTTGCTATTCCAACCACTAGTCAACCTTTCCCCTCCGATCGTGACCGTATCTGTTCCAGGTTCCATCAAGTAGCCTTTTATATCTTCTTCATCAACAGTTTTGGCACTTACTTTTGACGAGAGCAGAGCACTACCAACAAAACATTCACCATACACAAGAGGAATTGTTGACCCAAGGGCAATGATATTTTGGGGAGCACTAAATGCATAGCTGGATTGGCCATCTAGACCCCGTTTTGCCGATCTTGCCCCCCCTGTTGAATCACTGCTTGCACTGCTCCCATCCCCTGAATCAAGTTCAGGATCGCCCGACATCATGCGAGAGACACCCGTTATTGCCAAAGAGATTCCGATTCCCATGATGGCAGTCGTTGCTCCTGCAAACCAAGAAGCTTGGGCAAGCCCGGGTAACAAAGCTGGAGCAAATATTGCAGTAACGATAAGTACAGCGCCAGCGATGAGGTACCCTATACCTCTTTTCCAGTCAAAATCCTCTCCTGCACCAACAAAGACAGGTGCTACTACTAGATCTTCTACTCCGAGTGGCAATTCAAGCTCGTCCTCCTTAATGTTGACACCTGATTGAACTAGCGAATAAGCAATACCTTTTTCATGTGCAATAGCCATCTCCTTTTGTAATTCTGGAAAGTTAAGGAAAAGGAGACGAAAAGCTTCAATTGGCGACTTTAAATTGTAAAAAACATGCTCCTTCCCATACTTCTCTCCCAGTTCATCTAGCAATATGACCTTTTGCTCTATCTGTTTCATGCCTGAATACAGAATTGACTTGCTCTACATAATATAGAGATAGATGTTCCTTACAGCTAACAGACCTCGCCCTTTGATGCAAAATCGTCTCCCCTGGTAACAAGATTGCTGCGTGCATAGGGGTTTTGGTTCCAATTTGGAAAATCAACAAATCATTAGGGCGGCGATTCTCCATATCGATCTCGTAAAAATTATTTTTAGGCAGTTGATCTAACCAAATACTTTCACAACATCTAAAATCTTCTGGACGTTCAAA